GAGATGTGTATAAGAGACAGACAGAAATTTTAACTTATTCACATGAGGGTAGTCTTACTATAAGGAGGTGGTGAAAATGGCAGATAAAAAAGTTGTAAAAGAATTAAAACAAAGTGAAAAATATAAAACAATTAGACAAGATTTATTAGACCAATTAGATAGAAATGGCACATATGGAGAACAATTCAAAGATTTGGTTGAAGATTATATGGCCTTTTGGATAACAAAATCACTCCTTATAGAAGATATTAATAAAAGAGGAGTTAATGTAAAATACAACAATGGCGGTGGACAATCTGGATATAAAAGAAATGACAGTGTAGGAGAATTAAATAAGACTAATGCACAGATGTTAAAACTTTTAAATGAATTAGGAATTAAAGCTACTGTAGCAGATGGTGGTGATGATGATGAATTATAAAGTTTATTGTCATATATCCCCAAGTAATAAAGTTTATATCGGGATAACTCAGCAAGGAGTCAATAAAAGATGGCAAAATGGAAAAGGATACAAAGAAAACCAATATTTTTATAGAGCTATCCAAAAATATGGATGGGATAATTTTCAACATGAAATACTATTTGAAAATTTAACGAAACAAGAAGCAGAAAAAAAAGAAATAGAATTGATAAAAAAATATGATAGCACGAATATAAATAAAGGATACAACATATTAGAGGGTGGTAATGCAACTTCCGGCTTAAAAGGTGAATTAAATGGAATGTACGGAGTTCATAGATACGGAAAAGAAAATCCTAACTATGGTAAAAAACATAGTGCTGAAAGTAGGGAAAAAATTAGTAAAAATCATGCTAATATGAAAGGTGGGAATAATCCTAATGCAAAAGCAATAAGAAATAAATCAACAGGTGAAATTTTCCCATCTGCAAGAGAGGCAAGTGAAAAATACGGAGTTACTCCTAGTGCAATATCATCTTCTATCAGAAGAGTAAATAAATGTGTTGGATGTTATTGGGAATATGTATTAGAAAAAGGTTAAATATTAATGAAATATATTAGAGAATATCTTGAAATTATAAAAAAAGAACCTTTTACAATGTGCAAAGAACAAAAAAAATTCGCTACATTTATTGAATATGTATTAGAAACTGAAAAAGATAATTTATATATAGATGAAAAAAAAGTTGAAAAATATATGAGTTATATAAAATATTTTGAATTTGACCTATTCCCTTGGGAAAAGTGCTTACTTGTTCTTTGCCTTTGTTTATATACAAAAGATTATAATTTACCAAGGTTTGATACTTCATTTATATTAGTAGGTCGAGGGGCAGGTAAAAATGCTTTCATAAGTTTTCTTACATTTTGCCTTTTGACCGAAACTAACGGTATTCGTAATTATAATATAGATATAATAGCTAACTCAGAATCACAGGCTACTACAAGTTTCAACGATGTATATAATGTATTAACTAAACCTAGCGTAAAAACAAAAATGAAAAGAAATTTTTATTGGAATAAGGAATGTATCACTAATTTAAGAACTAAAAGTCAATTAAGGTATAAAACAAGTAATGCTAAGAGTGCGGATGGATTAAGACCAGGGGCTATTATATTTGATGAAATACATGAATATGCTAATTTTGATTTATTAAACGTACATACTACTGGACTGGGGAAAGTTAAAGACCCAAGGATATTTTACATAACAACAAATGGTTATGTAAGAGACAGTGTTTTAGATGATTTATTGGATACTTCACTAAAAATATTGGATTTTCAACAAGAAGATAATGGCATGTTACCATTCATATGTAGACTTGACGATATGGATGAAGTACATGATGAAAAAAACTGGTTTAAAGCAAACCCATCTTTATATTATAGACCAGGATTATTAAAACAAATAAAAAAAGAGTATGTAAATTATAAAAAAAATCCATATATAAACAGTTCATTCATGACCAAAAGAATGAATTTACCTATGGCAAAAACTAAAGATATAGAAGTTACTTCTTGGGAAAATATATTAGCAACAAATAAAGAAATACCAAATTTAGAAGGTGCAAGTTGTACTATAGGATTTGACTATACTAAAGTTAATGACTTTTTAACAGTAGGATTATTGTTCCTTAAAGGTGGAGTTTATTATTGGATTAGCCATAGTTGGTTTTGTATTAATTCAAGAGATAAAGATAGAATAAAAGCACCTTTAGAAGAATGGCAAGAGAAAGGATTATTGACTATAGTCAATGATATTGAAATTAATCCAGATATTCCTTGTGAATGGGTACAAGAACAGTTAACAAAATACAATTGTGTAAAAACTGGGATAGATAATTTTAGATTGGCATTGCTATCTAAATCACTTAAAAAAATTGGAATAGATGCATCTGATAAAGAACAGGTTAAAATAATCAGGCCAAGTGATATTATGAAGATTGTACCAGTTATAGATAGTTTATTTAATAACCATCAAATTGTATGGGGAGATAATCCTTTAATGAGGTGGTTTACAAATAATACAAAGTTAACTGATAAGACTTTAGGAAACTATGTATATGACAAGATAGAACCTAAGAGTAGAAAAACAGATGGATTTATGGCCTTTGTTCATGCTATGATTGCTGCACAAGATACATTAGAGGATGAGGATAATTCAGAATTATTCTTTATGTCACCATTAGTATTCTAAAAGGAGGTGAGAAAATTGTGAGCATAAAAACATGGTTTAAAGACTTTCTAGGAAATGCTAAAGATGAAAATGGGGAAATAATAGAAAGTGTAATAGAAGAAAAAGTACAGGAAATATATTATAAAGAATTAGCAATACAGACAGCTATAACATATATTGCTAATGCATTAAGCAAATGTGAAATAAAAATATATGAAAATAATAAAGAAGTTAAAAATGATATCTACTATACATATAATATATCCCCAAATGTAAATGAAAATAGTAGCCAATTATTACATAAAGCTATTGAAAAAATGGTATATAATAAAGAAAGTTTATTAGTAGAAGCTACTCCTAATAATTTATATTGTGCAGATAGTTATGCAGTAGATGAATATCCAATTAAAGGTAATCTATATAAAGGGATTGTAATTGGTAATTTACAGGTAAATAAAATTTTTAAAAGCGATGAAGTACTAAGATTACAGCTTAATAATACAAATATAAAAAATCTAATTGATGGATTATATGAACAGTATGGAGAATTAATGAGTTATGCTGCTAAAAATTATAAGAAATCAAATGGAACAAAATACAAAATGATATTTGAAAATATTAAAGCTGGAGATAAATCTTTTCAAGAAAATTATGAAGAAGTTATAAAAAAACAACTTAAAAACTTTATGCAAAATGAAGATTCTGTATATTTGCAATTTAAAGGGTATGATTTACAAGATATTTCTCCAACAACAAATAAAGATAGTTCTGATTTTAGGAATCTTAGAAAAGAAATGTTTGAAATAGTAGCACAAGCTTTTCAGATACCAGTAAGTTTAATGCTAGGCAATATTACAAATATGAATGAAATAGTAAAAGTATTTCTTACATTTTGTATAGATCCAATAGCAGAAATGTTATCAGAAGAAATTACAAGAAAAACATATCCCGGATATTCAGAATGGTCAAAAGGAAATTATGTTAAGGTAGATACATCTACAATTAATCATATTGATATTTTAGATGTAGCAGAAAAAGCAGATAAACTTATAGCATCTGGAACATGCTGTATTGATGAGGTAAGAGAAATAATAGGATTCGATAAACTTAATACTAAGTTTAGTCAACAACATTTTATAACTAAGAACTATGATACAGCGGAAAATAGACTAATAGGTGACAAATAAAGGAGGTGAATAAAATGAAAAGTAAAAAATATTTTCAACTGACTCAAAATAATAATGAAGTCGATATTCAAATTTATGGAGATATAACATCGTGGGATTGGTTTGAAGGAGAGATATCAAGTTATACATTATCTAAACAAATTGAAGGATTAGACTGTGATAAAATAAATGTCTATATAAATAGTTATGGTGGTGAAGTTAAAGAAGGATTAGCAATATACAACCAACTAAAAAGACATAAAGCAACAGTAAAAACTGTATGTGATGGATTTGCATGTAGTGCTGCTTCAGTTGTATTTATGGCAGGAGATGAAAGAGTAATGTCTACAGCATCATTATTAATGATACATAATGCATGGAGTTGGACAAGTGGAAATGCAAATGAACTAAGAAAACAAGCAGATGATTTAGATAAAATAACTCAGGCCAGTATTAATGCTTATATGCAAGAAGTAAATATAACAGAAGAAGAGTTAAAACAGATGCTTGATAATGAAACTTGGATAACACCACAGGAAGCATTAGAAATGGGATTTTCAACAGCTATTGTAAATGAAAAAGAAGCTGAAGAAGTTAGTCAATCTGTTAAAAAATCATTAATGAAGCTTATATTAAATGCTAAAAAAGATGATGACGATAATAAAGATGGCGATAATGACGACAATAGTGATGATAACAATGACAATAATGATAATGACAATAATGATGATAATAATGATAATAACAACGATGATGATGACGATAAGGAACCAAAGGAATCTAAAATAGATTCTTTTTTTAATGTAATAAAAAATTTGAATAATTAGGAGGAAATGAAATGTCAATATTAGGAAATAAGAAATTAAAACAACAAGAAGTTGCATCTAAAATGCAAGCTGCATTAGCTGGAGGGAATGAAGAAGAAATAAAACAAGCATGGGTAGAATTTCAAGAGTCTGTAGTTGATGATATAAAAGCTGATTTCTTGGAATATCAAATAACACAAGATAAATCTATATTAGCTCAAAGAGGATATAGACAATTAACAACAGCAGAAGAAAATTATTATAAGAAATTTATTGAAGCAAGTAAATCTGCAAACCCACAACAAGCATTTGCTGCTTTACCAGGAACACCAGATGGAATTATGCCAGAAACTATAATAGAAGATGTATTTAAGGAATTAGTTGAGGAACATCCATTATTAGATAAAATTAATTTCACTTATTGTAAATATTTAACTAAATGGATATTAAACGATCACACAATTGATACGGCTGTGTGGGGAGAATTAAATTCTACAATAACTAAAGAAATAACATCTGCATTTAAAATTGTTGACATAACTCAAAATAAATTAAGTGCATTTGCAGCAATACCACTAGATATGTTAGATTTAGGTCCAACTTTCTTAGATTCTTACATAAGAACTGTATTAAAAGATGCTTTATTATGTGGATTAGAAAAAGCTATAGTTGCAGGTACTGGTAAAAACCAACCGGTTGGACTATGTAAAAATGTATCTCATGGTGTAACTGTAACAGGTGGAGTTTATCCAGACAAAACAAAAGTAGCTTTAACATCATTTATGCCTAAAGAATATGGAAAGGTGCTTGCAAAATTATCTAAAACAGAAAAATGGACAGATGATAATAGTAAAGTACATGGAGGAAAAACTAGAAAATTCAGTTCAGTTTTATTTATATGCAATCAAACTGATTATCTTACAAAGGTTATGCCAGCATCTACAGTATTAACTGTTAATGGAACATTTGCACAAAATGTATTCCCATTTCCAACAGATGTGGTTATCTCTAATGAATTAGCTGATAATACTGCTATATTATGTTTACCTGCTGAATATTTCATGGCAATAGGTGGAGCTAAAGAAGGTATAATAACTTACTCAGATGATTATAAATTCTTAGAAGATTTAAGATATTATAAGATAAAAACTTATGGTGCTGGAAAAGCAAACGATGATACAGTAGCATTATTCTTAGATATAACTAACTTAGAAGAAGCTTATGTATATACTAAAGTAAAAGGTACAGTAGAAAGTACAGTAAAAGGTACTGTTACTACAAAAGCAGAATCTTAAGATAAAAAATAAGGGCTAGAATTTCTAGTCCTTATTTTATTGGAGGTAAAAATATGAATTTACTTCAAGATTTGAAGCTAAAATTAAATATAACTTGGGTTGAAGAAGAAACAGAAAATCGTCTACAAACAATTTTAAAAGATGCTGTATCCACTTTAGATTATAAATTAGGAGCAGATGTAGATTATTCTGAGGGTATGGAAAGAAATTTATTACTTAATTATTGCATGTATGCATGGAATAACTGTGAAAATGAATTTGACGATAATTATTTTAACAACATTATGCAGCTAAGACAAAAGTATGAGGTGGAAAAAATGAAAAATGAAAGCAATTAATTATAATGATGGTTATATAAGGATTTATAAAGAAAAAAACAAAGAAAGTGATTTCGGAGCTAGGGAGAATATAAAATCTATTGACGATTTGGAATTTATAGTTAAATTAGCATATAAAGAGTGCAGTAAAAGGCAACAAGATTTAGATTTTGCAGAAGCTAGAAATAGATCCTTAAGTTTGAAAATAAAAACAAGGTTTTATAAAAATATATCTAACTATGATAAGGTTGTTATAAAAAATATTCTTTACGATATTGTGTACTTTGATATAGATAGAGAAAAGCAAGAAATTTACTTCTATTTGGAAGAGGTGAGAGAAATTGCTTAATGACATAAAACAAGCATTAGAAAAATTAGGATATAAAGCTTATTATGGACGTTCACTGGCAAAACCAAATGATGATTGGAATTATTTTGTCTTTAATAAAAGTAGAACATCTAGATCAGGAACAAATAGAATGGATTATAACAAATATTATCAGGTACATTTTATTTGTGAAAATTATATAGAAGAAGATTTTGAATTTAAAATAATAAAACAAGTAACAAAAGATACAAAATTAAAATTAGCTGATACAGAAATTGTATTTAATTATACAACAAAAAATAATACTGATAGAGTAGTTGAAATTTGCACAATAGAATTTACAAAAGCTAAAAAAGGTTGTGAATTATAATGGCAGGGATAAATTTTTCATTAGAGTATGAAGACGTACAGAAAATACAACAAGCTATAGGAAATTATGAAGATAAAGCTGAGGACGTAATAAATAAATACATACATGGAGAAGGAAAAGACAAGTTAATAAACTCTATACATAATTGTATACCTGTATCTGATAGGAATAAAAAGCATGCAAGAGATGCAGATTCATTAACAAATAAAAATTTCAACTTAGGAATAAGAATTACAACAAAACAAAAATATAATTACTTAGTATTCCCGATGACAGCCAGTGGGACAAGCCAAGGGAAAAGTGAAAAGCCATTCATGGAAGAAGGAGTTAAAAAAGTAAAAGATAATGTCGTAAATGACATTCTAGATAAGTTAGGAGGTTTGAATATATAATGGCTAGTTATGCTAAAGTGTACTCAGATTATGAAATAAAAGAAAGTGCTATTAAATTTAATGGCGAAAATGAAATAGCAACAACAAAAGTTGGTTGCGTAGGATCTTTAACTGAAGAGATGGATGTAAGAACAGTAACAAAAAAATGTGAAGGTGTAGTAATAAAATCTAGAACTAGAGGAACTGGAACAGGAACATTAACTGTAAGTATGCATATGCTATGGAGTTTGTATGTGAAAGTATATGGAATGATATTCACAGATAAACTTGCAGAAGGTGTATATGGATATGGTAAAGATAGTATCCATCCAGAATTTACATGGGTTGCTAAAGTGTTAGATGAAGATGGAATAGAAAAGTATTTAGCATATCCAAATTGTGTTATAAATTCAGGAACAAGTAAAAAAATAGAAAATGGTTCTGATGAAGTGGCAGAAATTGAAATGACGATTGCAGTATCTCCAGATGATCAAGGCTTTGGAAAATATGAATGTATGGCAAGTGAATTGGCTTCTGGTTCTGAAATTGCGACTAAATGGTTAACTTCATTTAATTTTGAATTAATAAAAAAAGCATAGAGGTATAAAAAATGAAATGTACATTTAAAGAATTAACATTAGAAAATGGAGAAGTTATAAAATTAACTCTAAATTTTGCTAGATTATTGCAGCTAAAGAATAAAAGAAAAAAAGAATATGAAGAATACAATAATATATATGTAAAAGAAGATAAAGATGCGACCTTTAGTTCAATCACGATTTTATATACAGCATATTTATGCGCTAATATAGAACAAGATGATAATACTTTAATGACTAAAGAAGAATTTATGGAAAATATACCACAAAGTTTTGTACTTATAAATAACTTAGCTAATGAATTAGCTAATCCAAAGCAAAAAAAAATTTCAGGAGCGCCTTTACCCAAGCAACAAAGAAGATAACAGGAGCAAAAAAAATAAAAATACCTAAATTTAAACTAGAGGACATAGAGGATTATTATACCTACTATGTCCTTATTTTGGGCATAAGCGAGGATTTATTTTGGAATATAGATATATCTTCTTTAGAAGGTATAGTTGCTAATAAAGTAGCATATGACAACTACATTAGTTATGTAAAACAAAGGGAAATAGAAAGGAGGGGAAGATAAATGGCAAATAAAACACAGGCACAAATAGAATTTAAAGCTGTAACTTCAGAATTTAGGTCTGGTATAAGAGACATAAGTAAAGATATGACTACCTTTTCAAATGAATTGAAATTAAATGCTACTCAATTAAAAGGAAATTCAGATGATATAAATCTATTAGAGCAAAGACAAAATATATTACAACAACAATATGCAGCATCAAGCCAAAAGGTAGAATTATTAAATCAATCATTAGAACAGGCGAAAAATATACTTGGAGAAAACTCCAATGAATACAGAAATCTTAATAATGAGTTACTTAGAGCACAAACTCAACAACAAGCTATACAAAATGAAATAAATCAAACATCACAAAGACTTAATGATTTAAGAAGTGCAAGTCAAGAAGCTGGACAAGAAATAGGACAGTTAGGAAATGATACAAATTCATTATCTAGATTAACTACAGAAATAGATCAGCAACAACAGGAATTAAATCAATTAAAGGAAGAATATAAAAATGTAGCATTAGAGCAAGGACAAAGTTCTAATGAAGCTCAACAACTTGCAAGTAGGATAGGACAGTTATCTAATGATTTAAGAGAAAATCAAAACAGATTACATGAAGTTAGTAGTGCTGCTGATGAATTAGATAACAGTTTAAATGATGCTGCAGATGGAGCACAAGAAGCCGGAGATGCACTAGAAAATGCATTAGCTATAGAAGGTGTAGACGAGTTAACAGATGCTTTTTCAGGAGTTGCCGAAAGTGTAAAAGATTTTGGTATTGAAGGTCAAAGTTCATTAAATCAAGTCCAAGCACAATTAGGACTTACAAACGATGAAATGGGCGAATTTGAACAAGTTATAAATGATATATATGCGGATAACTTTGGAGAATCTCTATCTGAAATAGGCGAAAATATGGCCTATGTATACCAACAAACAGGTCTTACTGGAGATGCTTTAAAAGTAGCAACCGAAAATGGATATTTACTTTCCGATGTTTACGGTGTAGATGTCGAAGAATCAGTTAGAACTGTAGATTCTTTAATGAATCAATTCGGAATATCTGCAGATGAAGCATATAATTTACTCGCTCAAGGTTGTGAGGCTGGATTAAATGAAAATGATGAATTAATGGATGTTATATCTGAATACTCTCCAGCTTTTTCAGATGCAGGATATTCAGCAGAAGATATGTTCAACTCCATTGCTAATGGTGCTGATACAGGTGTATTTACCATTGACAAATTAGGAGATGCCTTTAATGAAATGAATATCAAAATAATGGCAGGTGATGCTGATGAATATCTAAAAAAATTAGGATTTAATGCTGATGAATTTCGTGAGAAATATGCAAAAGGTGGAGATAGTGCTAAACAAGTCACACAAGAGATGATAAAGAGACTTAGTGAAGTAGATGATAAACAAAAGCAAAATAATATAGGTGTAGGTATCTTTGGTACAATGTGGGAAGATAGTTCAACTGAAGCTATATTAAGTTTAGGTAATTTAGACGGACCTATAACTAATACTCGTGATAAAATGTCAGAGTTAAATGAGGTTCGTTATGATGATCTAAATAATTCTTTAGAAAATGTTAAAAGAATTTTCTTACAAAACCTACAACCAGCTATTTCTACAATCGTTGATTCTGCAACTTCGGTACTTAATCTTTTTGCTAATCTACCTCAACCAGTACAGCAGGTTATTACAGTAGTTGGAGCATTAGGAACTGCCTTCGTAGGAATAACAACTGTAATTGGAATGGTTTCATCTGTAATAGGAATATTTACATCGGGGTGGAGTGTTCTCACCGGGGTATTTGCAGCAGTTAAGACGAGAGTAATTGCAGCAACAGGTGCTATTGGAGCAATAAGTGCGCCAGTTTTAGTAGCAATAGGAGTTATAACAGCATTAGTTGCTATTGGTGTACTACTGTATCAAAATTGGGACACAGTAAAAGCAAAAGCAACAGAGGTTTGGAATGCAGTAAAAGACACTATATCTAATGTGTGGGAAGGAATTAAGAATGTATTTAGTACAGTATTAAGTGCTATACAAACAGCTATACAAATGTATTTTGATATGTATAAGACAATAATAGTTACTATTATAACTGCAATAAAGACAGTAGTAACAACAGGTTGGAACGGAATAAAAGCAGTATTTACTACAGTTTTAAATGCAATTAAGTCAGTAGTATCAAATGCATTTAATGGTATTAAATCTACTATTACAACGATATTAAATGCAGCTAGATCAGTTGTATCTAATGTTTGGAATGGAATAAAAAGTGTTGTAAGTAATGTATGTAGCGGTATATCAAGCACTGTATCAAATAAATTTAATTCAATTAAAAGTACTATATCTAATATAATGAATAGCGCTAAAAGTATAATGAGTAATATTTGGAATGGAATAAAGTCTACTGTAAGTAACGTTTGTGGAGGTATTACAAGTATAGTTTCTAATAAATTTAATGCAGTGAAAAATACAATATCTAATGTAATGAATAGTGCTAAAAATGTAGTATCAAATGGCATTAGTAAAATAAAAGGATTTTTCTCAAATTGTCACTTAAGTTTCCCTAAAATAAAGCTACCTCATTTTTCAATTAGTGGAAAACTTAGTGTAAATCCTCCAAGTGTACCCCATTTTAGCGTTAATTATGGCGCGGTAGCTTAGAAATAAGTTATTAGAATCAACCAAAATCGGTCTGTTTAACAGATATATAATTAATAAATTAAGAAAGGAATGAAATATATTTATGATATATAGAATATACTGTCTTAAAAATGAATTAGATGAAATTGTTTATGTAGGTCAAACAAACAGAGAATTAAGTGTTAGATTAAGTGAACATAAAAGAAGATTTGAAAATAGAAAATATTATACAATACATTTATTAGAAGAAACTACTGATTTAGATAAAGCTAATGAATTAGAAACATATTATATTAAAAAATATAACACAGTTGAAAATGGTGAAAATATAACTTATGGAAAAGGTACTAAAGGTTTAGGTGCAAATGAAACTTCTTTTAAAAAAGGCAATACTTTTTGTAAAATGGGAACTAAAAAAGTAGAATGCATTGAAACTGGGGAAATATTTGATAGTATAACCGAATGTTCAAAAAAACTAAACCTAGATGCTTCAAATATTAGTGCTGTTTGTAAAGGTAAAAGAAAGTCGACTGGTAATAAACATTTTAGATTTATTTAATTAATTATAAAGAGAGGCTAAAGCAATTTATATTAAAATTGCTATGCTAATACCGAGGTAAACTAAGAAATTAAAAAGTCTTAGTCACTGTAACGCATAGGAGTTGAACCTATGCTTTTTTATTGGAAAAGTATAGAATAAAAGATTCCCACGAGTGGTTGACACCTTAATATTAAGTTAAAGGTGATGATATATGCTGAACTTATAGGAAACTATAAGAACTATAGGATAAAAAGCCTATAGGGTAACAAATTGCAAATGGTATAAAAAAGGCGGGATAATGACACAACCAACTATATTTGGAGTAAATGGTAATACTTTACTTGGTGGCGGAGAAATGGGAGGTAGAGGAGAGGCTATTCTTCCACTAGATAACTTTTATAATTATTTAGATTCAAAATTAGATAAATTTATTAGTGAAGATAATACAGCAAGTGAAGTCAGAAGGTTATCAAATATAGTTTCAAACTTAGAACTTAAATTAGATATAGATGGTAGAGAATTTACTAGAACTGCAGTAGCACCAAATCAAGATGAATTAGATGATTATAATACAACTAGAAATATGAAATTAAAATACTAAATAAGAAGGAGGGGTAAAATGGAAAAAAAATTAATATTTAATAATATTTGTTCAGAAGAATTAGAAATAATAGTTGTTGAAGGCCCTCCAGAAGTGTTGTCAGAAGAAGAATATGAAGAAATAAGTATAGAAGGTAGAAATGGGACAGTTACTATAAATAAAGGTACATTTCCAAATATAGAAAAGAGTTTTATTTTAACTACTATAAATTTAGATCAAGACATAAATCTAATGATAGAGAAGGTTAAAAAATGGTTATTTGATATAAAAGATAATAAATTATTATATTCAATTGAAAATAAATATAACATTGTAAAAAAAGTTATTATTGAGGAAGATATAAAAACAACATTTGAAGAATTTGGAGACTTTAAAGTTAAATTTATTTGTGAACCTTTTTATTATAATTTATTAGAAAAAAATATAATAGTAACACAAAAACAAACGACTATATATAATAGTGGTGATTTTACAAGTGCCCCGAAGATAATTATATACGGAACAGGAGATTTACAGATAACGATTAACGATACTACTGTACAGATTAATAATGTTGCTGAAAGAGTTTTGCTAGATAGCAAACTTTTTTTATGCCTAGATAAAGATAATAATAATAAAAGTATAGATATGATAGGAAATTTTCCTTTATTAGATAAGGGAAAAAATACTATAACATGGATAGGAAATATAACTAAGTTAGATATAGAACCAAGAACTATTTATAGATAGGAGGGAGTATTAATATGAATAAAGCAGTAAAAATATGTGTTTTTAGTAAAAATACTCCTAAAGAAACGGTAATCTTGAGTAATGGCGATGCAATACTTGATAATATTTGTACAAGTTGCAAAGTTACGGAAAATTTAGATGGGACATATGAATTAGATGCAGAATTCATAATTGATGATGCAGGATTATGGGAGCATCTACAGGAAGAAGCCATATTGAAAATAAAGGTTGATTATGGAGATGAATATTTTAGGATTACAAAACCAAGAAAAACTAGAACTAGAATAATTATATATGCTGTACAAGTTACAATATATGAAACTATACATTTATGGCTTAATGATGTAAGGCCTACAGGATTAAATGGAACAGCAGCAATAAATTGGATATTAGATGGGGCAGTAGGAGTTAAAGAATTAGAAGTATATTCTAATATATCTGCATCTAGCACTGCTTACTATGAAAATATGAATATGTATAAAGCTATACATGATTGTGATCAATCATTTCTCAATCGTTGGGGAGGAGAAATACAAAGAAGAGGTTATCTTTTAAGAATACTTGATAAAGTAGGCAAAGATAGAGGAGTACAAATAAGATCATGTAAAAACTTAAGAGGTTTTGAAGCAAATACAGATGTAGATAGTATTACAACTAGAATTAAGCCAAAAGGCTATGATGGAATAACTATTGATGGTTTTATTGATAGTCCTATAATAAAAAATTATGCTAGAGTTTATACTAAAGAATTTACTTATAGTGATGTAAAAGTAAAATCTTCGGAGGATGAGACAGAAGGATTTAGTACATTAGAAGAAGCTCAAGATGAACTAAAAAGGTTAGCACAATTAGAGTATACAGAAAATAATGTAGATATTATAAATGCTGATTACACTATAGATTTTATAGATTTAAGTCAAACTGAAGAATACAAAGACTATATAAAAGCAGAAAGGGTTTATATAGGAGATGAAGTTACAGTTTTTGAAAGTAAATTGAATATAAATGTAGTTGTAAGAGCAATAGAAAGAAAATTTAATGTTTTAACACAAAAAGTAGAAGAAATAAAACTATCAAATAGGGATATAGGTAGAAAATCCATAAATATAAATGATGTAATAATTGATATTTCAAAGGACATAGCAAAGAATGATAATTCAATAGAAAAATGGATACAAAGTTTTATAAATGCCGGTATAAAAGACAGTTATGTATTTTACAATAATGAAGAATTAGTTGTATGTGATAGCCCTACTATAGAAGAAGCTATACATGTATGGAGATTCAATAAAAATGGATTAGCACATAGTGCAAATGGATATCAAGGACCATATGATGTAGCTTTAACAGCAAATGGCCAAATAAATGCAAATATGATTTTAGCGGGTACATTAAAAGGACAGTATATAGATGCTAGAAATATGGTTATAAAAGATGAAGATGGAAATGTAACCTTTTCAGTAGGTAGTGATGCGATTGTAAGAATGATACAAGGACTTATAGATATTTCAGATGAAGGTATAAGAATAAACTTACAAGATAGTGAAGGTAATATAGTAGGATATGTTGTATATGACGGTCAAGGAGTTCAAATATTTACAAATGATGATGAGCCAATAAGTTCATTCCATAGAGAAGGTTCATATGCTGAAAAGTTTGTTGTAGATAGATTATATTGCCCAGCGGTGGTTCAAGTCGCTGACCTAAATGGGTGTCCTTCAGACTGGTATATAGGGAAAACAGCTACAGGAGATAAAACAGGAAGAGACCAAAATAACAAGGCTGACTCACTTAGTACAGTTTTAAGAAATGTAAAAAATTATGGAACAAAATTTGATGCCAAACTTACAATCCATATAGAAGATGGATGTGTAATAAATGAAAAAGGTTTAGTTATACAAGACATGATGGGTACAGTATTTAGATTAGAGCTTGGGCCAAATGTGGTTATAAATTGTGAATATTTTAATATTGAGGATTTATCTAGCAGAATATTTATAGAGTATGTGTCAGATAAAAGACTTGTTGGAGGTGAGATTACTCAAGCTGATTATAATAAGTATCCAATTATTAACTCATCTTCAGATGATTCAGTAATAAGTGTTCGACACGTGGATTATATAGAAATAAGAGGTATAAGATTTGAGGGAGTTGAGGGAGCTACTGGTATCAAAGGATTAGCAGGAACAAATTTAGTTGTTGATGACTGTGATTTCTTTGGGGTAGACCAATGTCTAAAAGCAGATGGTAGCTCAAATGTGTCTCTTGGGTGGTGTTCAGGTAATGTTGATAAATTAGCATCAATTTACAATGGTTCAATTTTGACTACAAGCAGAAGAATACCGAAATACTCAAATGAAGAAATGGTTTATGTTGCAGAAAATGCGACATTTATTAAAAGTCAATATTCTTATGTTCAATATGATACATTGCATAGTTCGAGCGGTTCGTCATCAGGAGGAAGTGGTACTAATTTGAATGATGTATTTTCAATACCGACTTCAAACCTTTACACAATGGTTGAGGGTACAGGTAAGGTCACTTCAGCTCGTAAAGGTTATACAGGTCAAGGTAAATATAAGACTCTTAAAGCTCATAGAGGTTATATAAAATTACCGATAACTAGTATACAGTCAGTTATGGCGAATAAAAAATCCTATACATTAAAATTAAAATTAACAAGACTTAAGACAGAGCATGGATATGACTCAAAGACTCCGCATCCAATATTTAGAGCAACAGGAGGCTCAGCAGGTGCGACTGATTATTGGGACTCAAACGTTAAATTTGCAAGGGGAGAAACTCAAACTCTTACTTTGCCAACAAGTATAGTACAAGCAATAGAAAAAGGTGCAGATACATTGGAGTTATGGGCATCAAGTAACCAAGAACAGCAATATGCCTTCTTTGGTGATGTAGTATTGACTATAGAAGGGGAAAATACATCACAAGGCGATACCGATAAACCAGGTACTGATGTAGGTAGTGGTGAGACTGCATATTCAGCAGTAGGTACTACCACAGCCAACTTAAACGTTAGAAAAGGTGCAGGCTCTAGTTATGCAATAATTACAACACTAGCACAGGGCACAAAAGTAAATATAGTGGCTAAAGATAATGCGACAGGATGGTATAAAATAACTTATAATGGAGCTTATGGTTATGTATCAAATAAATATATCACTATAGAATCAACAGGTGGAGGAACAACTCCAGGTAAGGACACAATTTATGATTTCCCATATGCAGATGAAATGGTGGAAGTTGGGCTAACATATTGGAGAGTGTGTGACAACGAATATACAAGTGGCCAATCATGGTCACAAGGTTTTACCTATAGAAGTGCTAATACACCATTAAGTGGAACTTGTAAAGCGGAACAGGATGTTGCAGGGTCATTATGGGAGGTAGTAACTAGAAGTGGTAAAACTAGACACTATAAAGCGATAGACTGTAGTACCTTTGCAGGTATGATGACAAAAGGACTTGAATATGTGAATGGGCCATATGCTAATAAAACAAACTTTACTAATTTCCGTAAAAATATATTACAGAAAAGCAGTAAAAAATGGGCATTTAATATGGTCAAGGCAGATGGTACATGGGCAAGAGAGGCAGCAGCTCAATGTGAGTATTTCGATAGAGTTGGCCTTGGAATTGTATATTACAGAAATGTAGATACAGGAGAAACTTATGGTAGCATAGGCTCGTCATCAGATAACTATTCTATGATTAAGAAGGGTGACTTAATATTCTATTCTAAAAAAGACTCTAGCGGAAATTGGAAACAACCTAACCGATATATGAAGGTTTCCCATGTGGCGGTATGTTATGGAGATAATTCTAGTGGAAGTAAGTCAGTTATAGAATCTACAAATGGAACTATGACAAAGAATCATAAATTTGATGATGGCACAACAGTTAACGCTGGTATAAGAATGGTTTCAATATCAGGAGACTATGGATATGCTGACGATATCGTAATGGTAGTAAGACCTCAACCTAGCCACTACAATGGAAATATTCCAGGAGGTGGAACAGAAAGTGGAGGTACCGGTGGAGGTACAACAGGTGACGGAGTAACTGATGCAGGTACAACTGAATACACAAATTGTGTAAGTGAACAGGGAACAATAGATGGAAATAAATATGTTTATAAGTTGAAAACTTGTAAAATAACAGCTTATGGTGGAGACAGTGGAAGTGCTTGTAATATACCTCTTAATTTGGGTCGTACTTGTGGTTCATTCAATTTGCCATACGGAACTAAAATCTATATACCAAGTCTTAAAGGGAAACGTATTACAGACGGAAATGGAAAAACAGTAACTTGTGATGGTATATTTACCGTCAATGATACTGGAGTAGGCGGAACAGACTTTGACCTTTATATGAGTACTAAGTCAGATACAAACGCAGAAAATATCTTTGGAAATACCCGTAGAGAAGATGTTTACATATTAAGTTATGGAAGTGGTTATGGATATGCTTGGAGTTATACTAAATCTTATGAATGGGCATATAAAAATGGCACATTAAGTGCATATAAGGTAGCTTTCAAAGATTACATTAAGTACGGAGGTACATTAATAAACTTCCTTAAATTCAAGTCAGATGATAAGAATATAAGAAATTCAACTTATTGGAGTATATTAAACAGTTAGAAAGGAGTGAAGCGCTTGAGAGATTACAATATAGAAAGCGATTTAAAGCAAGAAAAATTTGAAGTAATAAAACTTGCACAAGGTGATAAGGGAAATAAACTTACTATTAATGTACTTGAAGATGGAAAGCCAGTCAGTTTGACTGGCTGTTCTATTACTGCTAAATATAAAAGAGCAGATGGACAAGTAATAAATGGATCCGTAACAAATATATCTAATAATTCATTTGATGCCGTAATAGATAGTGATATAACAAAAGTATCAGGGCAGTTAAAAATGTTATTTAGTATCGAAAAAGACGGTGTAAAAGTAAGTACATTTTTATTATCAGCAGAGGTAAAGGAAGGCATAGGAGAAAGTGCAGGAGGTTCAACTGGTGGAGGTACAGGAGGCGGAGAAGTAACAGTAGATCTTAGCAATTACTATAAAAAAAGTGAAACTTATAGTAAAAGTCAGATTGATTCGCAATTGAGAGATATTGCGAACAATTTTAAATTAGTTGCAGGCGCTAATAACGCTATAAAATTAATGTTCGGAACAAAAGAACTATCTAGTATTACCATAAATGGTGGTACAGTAGACCCAACGCCAACACCTAATACTTATACTGTAACTAATAATTTGTCCAACGCTAGTACCTCAAATAGTGCTACATCTGTAAAAGAAGGTACATCTTATAGTGCTACCATAACTGCTAGTAGTGGATATAGATTAAAATCTGTAACAGTAATTATGGGCGGTGTAGATATAACAAGTTCTGTATATTCGAATGGTAGAATATCTATATCTGATGTTACTGGAAATATTAGTATAACAGTTACAACTGAATATATTACAAGTGAAATAACAACATATACCATAACTAACAATCTATCACATGCTAGAAATAGTAATACCGCAACAACTATAGAAGAAAAGTCTTCTTATACTGCTACTATAACTGCCGATAGCAATTATAGAATAAAAAATGTAACAGTAACTATGTACGGCACAGATATTACAAATGATGTCTATTCAGGTGGTAAAATAATTATACCTAGAGTTATTGGAAATATTGTCATAACAGTTACTACTGAATTAATAAGTGGAGGCGACGAAGATTTATCAAAATTAGACGGAATATTAAAAGATAGATTATTAGTATGGCATGATGAATTTGATGATGCTACGCTTGACACAACAAAATGGAGATATGCAACCCATAATAGTGGAGGTAGTGAACAACAAGCATATACAGTAGGTAGAACTGAAAATGTTAGATTAGAAAACAGTAATTTAATACTAGAGGCAAGAAAAGATGGCTATGTTGACGGTTGGACATGGAGTAGTGGTAGAATAGACACAAGCGGATTAGTAGGGTTCAGATATGGAAGACTAGAGGCGAAACTGAAATATGATGTTGTATCTGGTGCATTCCCAGCCTTTTGGACAATTGGTACTTGCGCACACTATCCGACAGGTACAGATATTCATGGTGTTCATAAGAGTAAAGGAACACAATGGGCGCAAAATGGTGAAATAGATATGTTCGAAGGTAGAGGAACTAAAAGCGAAATTGCTCAAGGTGGTTGGTATAATCAAGATGACGGAAAAGGTAATCAGACTATAATATTCGGTACTAAAAATATTGATGCTTCACAATATCATGTTTATGCTGTAGAATGGACAGAAACAACAATTATTGCATATATAGATGGCGTTGAAACTGGAAGAAAAGATATATCAGATATAAAATCATGGCATAGACCAATGTATATTATACTAAATATGGCAGTTGGTTCTACAGGTGGATATCCTACAGATGACTGTACTTCAATGAAAATGGAAGTTGATTGGGTTAGAGTTTATGCACCAGTTGGAGTTACAGAAAAAGAAGAAGTTCAATCTATTTCATTAACTCAAAATAATGTATCTTTCAATGTCGGTGATGACCCTATTGATGTATATTATTCAGTTAACCCTTCTACAGCTTGGGATAACAATGTCAACTATGAGTCAAGTAATGTCAATGTGGCAACTGTGTATGGTTCAAGAATAACTCCAGTAGGAGTTGGTACTTGTAAAATAACAGCTCGAGCAACAAATGGAGTTACAGCTACTATTAATGTAACTGTGGCACAAAATACGAGTATAAATTCTACAAGTATTGCATTAAATAAAAATACGTTAGAAATTTATACAGGAACTAACAGTACACTTATTGCAACTGCTACACCTGCTAATCATACTGATTCGATTCTTTGGAAATCAAGTAATACTGATGTAGCAACAGTAAGTAATGGTGTTGTTACAGGTAAAACTAAAGGTGTTTGTACTATAACTGCATACTCAAGTGCAAATGAAAATGTAAAAGCTGAATGTTCTGTAACAGTAAAAGAAGCAGTTCAACTTACAGGGCATACAACAAGTGGATTAACACTTCAATTAGATAGAAATGGTATGACTAGTACAACTTGGAAAAATAAAATAGACAACGTAGCATTACAATGGAAAGTTGCTAATAATAATTCAACTGATATAGCTCCATATATGAAATTTGACGGAAACAGTTTCTATTGGGAAGGAGCAAATTATAAAGACCACTTAACATTAGATAGATTTAGTAATTATTATGATTTTGGAGAATCTCAAACTGTAATACTTGCAGGTGATTTTACGAACGCTAAAAATCCTATTTTATCAAATAAACAAAAATTATCTCAAAATACAAGTTCAGCATATATAAATACAAATGAGGTAGGATATATTGGTGCAGATGGTACTAAATTAGGTTCAATAAATATGACCACTCAAGAATCAGGATACTCAATAAATGGTTGTATAGCATTAAGATACAATAAACAAACTTTAAGAGTAGATGCTGATACTATGCCATTTACAGCAAATACTCCAACAAATAAAAATGTAGTATTATCATCAGCATTTAGTCAAGGAAGTTATCCGGCATTATTAGGAAATATAAGTACAGCTAAAATCTACTTTAAAGTAGTATTAGTATATAATAGAGTATTAACAGATCAAGAAGTTCAAACAGCTATGAGAGCTATAAAAACTTTTTTAAATTCGTAATCTAAAAATATTGCGAACCATTTTGCTAAGTAAATACCAAGTAAATACCAAGTAAAAATGGTATTTAAACCATCTTATAGTATAATAACTGTAAGGGGGTGAAAAAGATGTAAAATATGAGAATACAAAAAATAAAAACAACTATATAATTAAAAAAACTAAATCTATTTTTAAAAGGACTGTAGCGGTACAGTCCTTTTTTATTTACAGAAAGGAATTTTGCATGAATGATGAATGGTTAAAAGACACACTAAAGAGACACGATGAAAGGCTGCAAAGACATTCTGAAAGAATAGACAAACTAGAAAATACACAGTCTGAAATGGCAGTAAAATTAGATAATTTATGTAGCACTATAGATAAATTAGCAAGTAACTTAAATAAACTAACTTATGCAATCATAACAGCATTGGCTTCTTTTTTCTTTTATGCAATACAAAATAATTTATTTAATTAATAGGAGGTAATAAGATGAAATTTAATATCAAAGAACAAATAAAAAATAAATGCTTTTGGGTATCAGTGGTTTCACTTATAGTTTTAACTGCTCAACAATTCAATTTAACTTTTATTCCAGCTAATTTCCAAGATTATGTCAATTCAGTACTTCCTATATTAGTAGCTATGGGAATATTAAACAATAATGCTACTCCAGGAGTTGGGGAATAAGAATAGATATAAATACTTTATAAGGTAACTGTAAGGTGCTTAGGAGGTCGATAAGAAGGTCGATTTTTTAAGCATCTTTTATTTTCAGAAAAGGAAGTGTTATTATGAGTAAAAAATATTTAGTAGCTATAGATGCAGGACATGGTATGCATACAGAAGGTAAACAATCAGTACCAATGTCAAAAAATTTATACATAGATGGTGAATTAGTAAGAGCAAAAGGAAAGATCATAAAAGAAAATGAATGGAATAGAGGTGTGAGTGAATACTTATCAGCTGCACTAAAAAGATGTGGTATAGATACAATGTTTACTGCAGATATGACAGGTAAAACAGATATTGCCTTGTCTACTAGAGCAAGTAAAGCTAATAAAGCTAAAGCAGATATATTAATTTCAAATCACTATAATGCAATAGGAAGCTGTGCTAAATGGCAAACTCGAGTTAAAGGGTTATTAGTTATGCATACTAAAAATTCTTCTTCTAACTCTATTAAATTAGGAAAATTAGCAGTTAAGCATCTTAAAAAAGACATAGACTATGAATATAGTTATGGTTTAATGCGCGATGTAGATATGAGTGGATTTACATTAGCTATACTTAGACAAACAACAATGCCAGCAATATTAATTGAGTATGGTTTTATGGATTATTGGAATGAAGCAAAACTTATGCTTGATAAAAAACATCAAGAAAAATGTGCTGAAGCAGTAGCAAAAGCAGTATGTGAATATTTCAGAGTAACTTATATAGCAGAAAAGCAAGGAGCTAATAAAACTAAGTATGTTAGAATATTGCAAGATATAAACATACATAGCAAACCAGATTTTGATGCTGCTAATGTAATAGGTAAAGTTACTGCTGGTGGAGCTTATACAATTACAGAAAAAATTAAAAGAACTGGAACAGATATGTATAAACTAAAATCAGGAGTTTATATAACAGCATCACCAAAATATGTAGAAGTATTTGAAAAATAATGTATAAATATTCCAGATGTAGTCAATACTCCTCGTAAAGGAGGTAATGACTATGAAAAAAATAATGCTGGAAGTTACAGGGCGTATTGCATACTTAGGCATTGGAGTAGCAAGTGCTATATTGATAATGATGTAATGGTAGGCTAGGGGAGTATATCTCAGAAGATAATAAATAATAATAAGGCTGGAGAAATGAATTCTCTAGCCTTTAATGTGTTATAATAAATGTGGATAAGTTAATTTTACTGACATTTTTACTGACATTTTAATTTAAAATTTTGTTAAAACGTTGGTATGGATAATACTATAAGTTTAATATAATATAGTTACTAGATATATTAAATATGATTTATTAGTATTTAAATCGGTTTACAATGTTTAAATATCAGTGTTTTTTGATTTATTTATTTTCAAATAGCTTACTGACAATTTACTGACCAGTTAAGTTTTTACTGACAAAACTGACAATTTACTGACTTAGTATATTGTCAATTTTGTCAACTGCTATCTTATCATTTTCCTTAAAAGCGTGCGCGTAGATTTTTAATGTAATAGATATGTCGGAATGACCCACGCGTTCTGATATTGTTTTTACATCTACACCAGATGCAACTAACATAGAAACATGAGAATGTCTTAATGCATGTAGCTTTTTAAATTCAAGTCCGATTCTTTTAATAAATCGTTTAAAAGTAATATCTAGATTATACGGATTATAATAATTGTTATTGCTGTTTATGCATACTGTGTCATATTCTTTTTCTTTCATTAAACCTTGTAATTTTAATTTATTTTGTCTTAATTTCTCTTTTTTTAACATATCAAAAACATGATCTGGCAGAGTGATGCTTCTTATTGACGATTCACTCTTTGGTTGCTTCATGATATATTTGCCCTCTATGTATTGTAAATTGTATTGAATTTTTATAGTTTTATTTTCGAAGTCTACACAATCCCATGTTAAACCTAAAACCTCACCACGTCTTAGACCTCCATAAATCAAAAGCTTTATAGTATTTTGAAAATATATACTTTCACTTTCTAAAGCGTTTAGTATCTGTTTTATTTCTTCTATCGAATATATTTCTTCTTCGTGTGTTTTATTGTTCTTCGGAAAGATAATAAAATCAGTAATCCTTTTATTTATCTCTTGTAATCTGTATGCTTCATTTAGCACAGCATTGCATAATTGCATTATTTTTCGTTTTGAACGATAAGCTAAATCTTTTTGAAACACATAATTAACAAATGTTTGATATTTATTTACAGTTATGTCACTTAATTTCATATTTCCCCAATAAGGTTCGACATGTTTTTTTACGATACTTTTCGCACAAGCAATAGTATTTTCAGATATCCCTAACTTGCTATCGTAATATCGATAACAGCGATTTGTAAAAGAAATGTTACTCGGCAAAGCATAAATATCATTATTTATACTATTTTTAACTTCTATTAATTTTTTATCTGCATCTTTTTTATTTATAAAACTACCTTGCGACTTTTGTTTCTTTTTGCCAACTTCATCTATATATTCTACATATACATAATATTTGTCATTTCTTTTACGTATAAAACTACTTAAAATTTTTTTCATTGGTAACCCTCCTTATAAAAAAAGAGCAGCTGGTAAAACTGCCCTGATGTTTATCTATATTATTTCTATTTTATAACTTTTGTATTACTATCTAATTTCAAATATTGCCCTTCTTTTAATGTTATTAATTTACTTCCTGAAAAATAATCTGAATCCTGTAAGTCTGGACCACCTTTATAACCTCCACCTAAATTATTATATAAAGAATACCAGCCTTGAGCGTTATCGTCATCGTTTACTATTTCTAGCTTATATTCTCCTGGTTCTACATCTTTTCCAACTCTAAACATTCCGTTTGTAAGTTCTTTTTCATTAGAAAAATCAAATTTATCTCCTAATTCACTTGGAATATATAAAGTACATTTATCTAATTGTAAGTATTGACCTTTTCTGACTTTTATATAGGTAAAGTTCTCGAAGGCATTAGAATCAATAGAAGATTCTATATCTCCTGTAGTATCTGTTGTAATATCGAAACTACCCATAAATTCACCTTCATTTTTTACAAGTATGTACTTACCAGGATCTAAATCTTCACCCACCTTAAATGTGCCATTTGTTAATTCTAATGAATAATTTTTAGTATCTTTAACATTTTCTGAACTTGCTTGAACTGAATCACTATTCGATTGAGAACTGCATCCAGTAACACTAATACACAACATAGCACATAATATAATACTTAATATTTTCTTCATAACTCACCATACTCCCTCTTTTTTATTTTTCTTAAATTGTAGCAGAAAGCTATCAATATAGCATTACTTTCCAACATAATTTGATAAAAAATTAATTTTTCCCCTATATACATATAAAATATTTCGAAATACCTCTTTTGACTTAATGTTTAGTAGTATAATAATGTTATAAATATTTCGAAAAAATAATATATATAACTTATAACTTGGTGTATAATATATATAAAGAATAAAATAGAACATTTGTTCTATGAAAAACGAGTTAAGGGGGAATCTATTTGGAAGAAAAGAGTGTATTATTAGAAAGAAAAGAAGAAATATTATTAGTAGACGATGAAATATTAGAAGATATAATAAAAAAAATGCAAAAACAAGTAGAAAAAAATAAATCTGTGTAAAAAAGAGGGACTTAGAATTAAGTCCCTCTTTTCATGCTTATTACAAGCCTTATTATATTGTTAAATTCTTCATCAGATAATTGGTCTGCTAGCTGAAGCGCTTGCTTTTGTTTTTCTGTTAGATCTTCGATAGGTTTTTTATTTTCATTAATACCTAGCAAATAATCAACTGTAACACCGAAAAATTTTGCTAACTTAAACAGAGTATCTGAATCACATTTTCTTCTATTATTCTCCCAGTTGTTTACAGTTTGTTTACTTACGTTCAAAACTTTCCCCAAATCTTCTTGCGTAATATCTTTTTCCAGTCGCAATTCTCTTAGTATATCTCCTTGTGTTTTCATCATGTTTTTCCTTCTTTCTCGCTCATTTCCCTCTATATATAATATTCTACTTTCTGAATACTATTCCCTCTAAATTATAAAGTAATTATAACATATTTAATCGAACGAATAATTGTTATTTCAAGAAAATATAACAGCATGAAAACTTTTTTAGAAAAACTATTGACAAGTACACGTAACGTATATATAATAAAAGTATAAATTAAATCAAGGAGGTGCAAAAATGAACTTGACGAATTTAAAAATATACAGAAATGTATATGGTTACACTCAAGAAGATTTAGCAAAAGTATTAGGAGTAACTAAAACAAGTTACGCAAATAAAGAAACAGGAAGAAGAAAAATAACATTAACCGAAGCTAAGACGATGGCTGATTTATTTGACATTAGTATAGAAGAACTTTTTTTTAGTCACGAAGTCCACATAAAGGATACTCAAGCAAGAAAAGTATGCAGTAATTTATAATCAAAGGAGATGAAATGTATGGAATACACAAAAGAAATAAACAAAATAGTGGAAGGAATAAATTTTACAAATAAAACAGTAAAACCAACAAAGAAATACAAAAAAGTATGTGAATACTGTGGAAAAGAATTTGAAACAAACAGAGAAAATAAAAAATATTGTAGTGCAGCTTGTAGAAATAGCTACCACGTTGAAAAATACCAACAAAAGGCAAAAGTAAAAGTAGAACAAGAAAAAGGAAAACAAACAGTAAATAACAACTTAAAAGTTTTAGAAAGTGAGTTAGGATTTATACCAGTATATCAAACTGAAAAAGGAGCAAAAGTTGTATATGGTAGAGATTTACATGAAGGATTAGGCATAGAAACTAGATATGATACTTGGTTTAATCGTATGTGTGAATATGGTTTTGAAAAAAAGATAGATTACTTTGAAATTGTAGAAAAAGTAAGTGCTCAAAAAAGAGCACGTACTTATGAACAAGTAAACCACATACTTAAATTAGATATGGCTAAAGAGATAGCAATGATACAAAGAAATGAAAAGGGCAAACAATACAGACAATATTTCATAAGAGTAGAAGAAAAATATAAACTAATACAACAAATATCACAAGAAGATAAAGCATGGCTAGAATTAAAACACTCACAACAAGATGAAAATGCACAATATTTGATAAATGTTACAACTCAAAAATTAGCAATAGAATTTAACAAAACATTAGCGAAAGAAATAGACGGAGAAGGCAGAAGGATAACTCTAACAGAGTTGGCAGATAAACTTAGTCAAATGGCAGGATTCAAAATAGAAAGTATAAATATAACTAACTTCTTAGTTTACAAAGGATATTTCACAAAAAGACAATTTCCAAGACGTGGCTCATTTATCGTAAACGGAGTTGTTATAGGAAGATTAGAAAGAAATTACCACAGACAACCAACAGAAAAATTTTTAACAGAATTTGCGAATAAAGGGCTAGCACTTACAAAGCCTGCTGACGAAAGAGAGAAAATTGTTTGGGAGTTTACAAAAAAATTTGAAAAATATTTTGAACAAACTTTTTTAGAAGAATTTATATACTATGTACAAAATACAGAAAAAGGTTGGGAGTAGGAGGTAATTAGCATGGCAACTTACATAAAAACAGAACATTTCTTCAAAAGAGAAGTAGAAACAGTAAGTGACATATTAAGAGCTAGAGGATTTAGAGAAGAATGGAGCATCATAACTCCATACCAAGCAGAAATAAAGATGTTCCACGTGTTACAAAACAAGTTTGCACTACTTAGAAAACAAGGCAATAACACAGTAGTTGATTATAGCAGATAGGAGGCATCATGTTAGCAAAATACATAGCAGCAGTAATCATATTTAACATAGGCTTCTTTTTAGGGGCTTGGTGGCACAGCATACATAATTAGGGGGTGAAAGTATGGCAAGTGAATTTGAAAAGATGTTAGTAAGAAATATGGACCAAAGCGAACTACTTCAAACAATATCAGAAAGAATTGACTTAGTTGATATCGTTGAAAAATTTCGTTATAGCGAAGACTATGCACCATGTGAATATCTAACAATAGAACAATTGCAGGAGTATCTACATTGTGGCCGTAACTATGCTTTACAGGTAGCAAGATATGGACTTAGCACAGGAGAATACACAGTAAATCATATGGGGAGAAAGTATCTAGTAGACAGAATAAGTTACGACAAATATGTCAAAAGAAAACTAGGGAAGTCTTTAAAGGAGGTACTATAAATGACAAATCAAGAGTTCAGAAAAGAAGCGGCTAAGCTATTTGACAAAGTTGAATACATCAACGAAAACAGTGGCTTTATAAGTGCTTTTCTAGGATTACATCACCTAAAAGGAATAGACAAACCATTTTACAGTCTAACTCTTAGAATAGAGCAATACAAAACAAAAGACACATTTCTATACACATCAACAGGAAGTAGAGACACAGAATACACAATTTCAAAGATGCATCAAGTATTAGATGCAGTTATCGAAGGTATAAAGGAGGTGGTTAGATGAAATGTACACCAGAGGTCCTAAACTACTTAGCAAATAAATATCCAAACATGACTGTAAAGCAACTTATAGAGTTAATGAACTCAAAATGTAACTGGAGATAAGGGGGTAACAAATGAAGAGTAAAAAACAAATCTATGAAGATGTAAAAGAGCTTGTTGAAGCTCAAGACAAGAAAAACTACTTAGCATACTACAAAATATTCTTAGACAACTCAGAAAGAACTGACATACCAACAGAAGAAAAAGAAGCTATTATCAATCAAGCATACAAAACTTATAAACGAAAAGAAGAACAGCTAGAAGAAATATTAGATTTAGCATACATCGACTTAATGGAAAGTAGTAATAGAGCGATTATATAAAGGGGTAATAGATATGTTAGATTGGAAACCAATTAAAGGATTTGAAGGTTTATACGAAATTAGTAACGCAGGAAATATAAGAAGTTTTCATTCTAGAGAAGCTAAAACACTTAAAACATCGGAAAGTAAAGATGGTTATATACGAGTTAGCTTACGTAAAAATAGTAAAATATATACTAAATTAGTACATAGACTTGTAGCCAAAACTTTTATACCTAATCCAGAAAATAAACCACAAGTAAACCATATAGATGGAGATAAGACTAACAATAAAATAGATAATTTAGAATGGTGCACGGCAAAAGAGAACATACAACATGCATATGATACGGGATTACACAAACTTCTTAAAGGTAAAAACAATCCCAATTATGGCAATAAATTATCAGAAGAAGCTAAAAAGAAAATAAGTGAAGCAAATAAAGGTAAACATCACACAGATGAAGCAAGAGAGAAAATGAGCAGGGCAAGAAGAGGTAAAAAAAATCCACAAGCTAGACAGGTTAGATGTATCACTACAGATGAAATATTTAATTGCATAATAGAGGGGGCAACAAAGTACAATGCAAACGCAGGATGTATATCAGAATGTTGTAAAGGCAAAAGAAAATCAGCTGGTAAACACCCAACAACAGGCGAAAAATTAGTATGGCAATATACAGAAACTATATAAAAAAACTAGTTATCTAGAACACCAAATCTAGATAACTAGTAACAAAACACTATATGTAATATAAGATACTTAAATTATACCATAAGAGGGGGATAATATGAAGTTAAAATTACAATCTGAGGGAGTAAAAAACTCAGATATAAAAACACTAGAACAAAGATTATTCCTAGTTAGACTATACAGAAATACTACAGACCCAGAAGGAAGATTAGGATTTATCGAAGGAGCAGAATTTGCTTTAAATAACAGAAAAAACATGACAATAGGAGATTTTAAAAGACATTACATAAAAACATATGAAAAAATAGGACAAGTAAAACATGATAGTTACGAAAGCAGTTTATTATATGCTTTACGACTTAATATAGAAGAATTAGAGATAAATAAGGAGGTTGAGTTTTAGTATTATGCAAGAACAATGGAAACCAATTAAGGACTTTGAAAACTATGAAGTAAGCAACATGGGACAAGTTAGAAGCTTGAATTATAGACGCACTGGAGCAGCTAAAAAACTTAGACTAAGAAAACAGAGAGATGGATATTTATATGTTAAATTATATAAAAATGGTAAGCAATACAATAAAAATGTACATAGATTAGTAACAACTACATTTATACCAAATCCACAAGGGAAAAAGGAAGTTAATCACATCGACGGAGATAAGACTAATAACAGAGTATCAAATTTAGAATGGGTAACGGCAAAAGAGAATCAACAGCACGCTTGGGAAACTGGATTACATGTAATAACAGAAGAAACTAAAAAGAAAATGAGTGAAGCACATAAAAAACAAGTAATTTGTGTCACTACTGGAGAAACTTTCAATTATATAATAGAAGCTGAAAAAAAATATAATATTAACAGGTCAAACATATCAGCATGTTGCAAAGGGAAATTAAAATCGGCTGGGAAATTACCAACAGGCGAAAGATTAATATGGAAATATGTGGAGGAGATATAAAGATGGCTCAAAATATATATCAAAAATTATTAGCTATACAAAATGAGCTTAAAGCTCCAAAATCTCAATTTAATAAATTTGGGGGGTATAGCTATAGAAGCTGTGAGGATATTCTAGAGGCAGTAAAGCCATTACTTGTAAAAAATAATGCAACAATTATTTTACAAGACAAAATAGAACTTATCGGAGATAGATATTACATAAAAGCCACTGCACGATTTATAGATGCAGAGAGTGGCGAAACTATAGAAACAGAAGCACTAGCAAGAGAATCAGAAAACATAAAAGGTATGCAAGCAAGTCAGATTACTGGAGCAACATCAAGTTATGCTAGGAAGTATGTTTTAGGGTCTCTGTTATTGTTAGATGACTGTAAAGATGCCGATGCAATCCATGGCAAAGAAGATAACAACAAATCACAATCACATAGTCAAATAGATACAACAAGCACTAGAAAATTATCGGACAAACAGTTAGCCAGACTTTTCGCATTAGGATATAAAGCAGGATTTAATAATGATAAAGTAAAAGAGCAAATTTTTAAGAAATTTAATGTAGAGCCTAAAAATTTAAATAAACAACAGTACGATACAGTATGTTTAGGATATGAAAAAGCAGCAGAAAAAACAGCATAGAGAAACTAGAGAGATAAGTAACAAAAAAAGAAAGGAGTTTATTCTCCTTTCTCCGAGTTAACTTTAACATAATCTTTTAAAATTTTAATTATTAGATTTGATAAAGTCCTATCTTCTTTAATTGCTATTTGCTCTAGTTTTTCTCTTAAATCATTTGGCATTCTAAATGTAAATTGTTTAGTTGTCATAACACACCACCTTTATTTTTTATTTACATTTTAACATATTTAAGTAAGATAAAGCAATATCATTATATTATTTTGCAAGACAAGTATTTACAATGTAAGACAAAAATAGTATAATATAACTATAAAGATACGAAATTTGACATTTTATAAAAGGGGGGAGCAGATAATGAATGAATTACAAAAATCTTATTATGCGATAATTCCAGCTAATGTAAGATATGATAATGATTTAACTCCTAATGCAAAGCTACTATATGGGGAAATAACTGCTTTATGTAATGAAAAAGGTTATTGCTGGGCTAGTAATAATTACTTTGCAGAGTTATATAAGGTATCTAAGAAATCTATTTCAAAATGGATAAACCAGCTAATACAAAAGGGATATATAAAATCACAAATCATATATAAAGAAGGAAACAAAAGTATAGAAGAAAGAAGGTTGTATATAAGTAAACCTATGGAAGAAAAGTTCCATACCCCTTCACCAAAAGTTCCATACCCTATGGAAGAAAAGTTCCATACCCCTATGGAAGAAAAGGTTAAGGATAATAATACATATATTAATAATACAAATAATAATGCTGTTATTTCTTTAGATGTTATAGATAATATATGGAAATTATATCCTAATAAGAAAGATAAAGCTAAAGGATCTAAGTTCATCAAAAGAATACGGACAAAAGAAACGATAAGGGTTGAAG